CCTCCATCTAGACTTTGTCATAGACGAGGTTTGGTATGGAGCTCCCACTGGGGCGATCTTTACTTACTCTTTTCAACTAGTACGTTGTCGAAAGACTTAGTTACTATTGAATTGACTAATCTGAAGGTTGCTTCGCTTCTTCGAGCTCGATCAGCGACATAAGGATTAAACACCCTTACGTCTAACTTTTCGAGTAGAGTCAAAATAGCGTGCTCTCCATACCCTGCTCCATTGGAGTAGGCTTGAAGAAGTACTTGTTTATTAGACTCTGCGGTACGTCTTAGTTCCAATTGCATTAACCATGTAATTGGTTCTGAGATTTCCCACTCATGAAAAGCGCCTGACTCATCATATGGTACAACTGGTGGGAGTATCTGAGTAGTACCGGCCTAATCAGCCGATAGTTTCTTCAGATCTCTTGCTCCTTTCGCCAACTGTTCAGATAACCTTGTGAGACATTCAGCCTCGATATCAGAAATGATACCGGAGATGTCTGTAACACAAGTTATTGGAATATTTCTCCATAGCAACCTGAATGCCTCACGGCACTACAGTTTGTTATCTTGATATAGGTCCAATATGAACAGACATAGGGCTTTTCGAGCCAATCTAGATGCGAATCTAGACGGGTATCGAGAAGAATACTATGTAACAAGGAGCTTGTACCATGAAGACTAATCCGGAAATAAGCAACAAACGGTAAAGTAACCTCGTTTTACAGATTCTCTAACGGCAGTAGTCATATCTACCCAGGAGTGATCCTAGGCTGACATGAATGCTGCAATCGGAAATCCAGTTACTTCTTGACCCTTGTGGAACAATCTCTTGGCGAACTCAAATGTATCAATTGATACAAGTGATTTCTCCTCTGAGATTGGTACACCAAGATCATTAAGCAACTGTCTGTAGTATGAAGCTACTCGTTCGTTTCTGATCACAACATCATCTCCTAATATTCTATAGTCCTTGAAGTGGTGTAAACCACATTTAAGGGCACAATAGCGTACTAGGGCATGATGGGCATAGGCAAGGAGAGCCCATGAGGAGTAAAACCCCATTGGCTGACCAGTATTGTAGGTATACTCTTTACCCTGATAGGTAAAGGGAAATCCTACCATAATAGTCTTCCAGGCCTCTGTGATATGTTCTCCAAAGAAATGATTAAGGATACAGAGGTATACCCTGATAGGTATACGATCCGTAGCCGTAGTCAAATCAAAAGAGAAGTATCTGTGATCGTTAGGACCAAAGGGAGAAATAGATTGACCATAGGTCATATCAGAGCTGAACTTCCTCAGTTCCTTCATAAGAAGGTCGTGAAGAGGTTTCAGAGCTGTTTGTGACCAATAGTCACCTATAGCAATTACTCGACTCTTTCCTTCAGTATCTTTTACGATCGACTACTTTCGTACCTTTAATGGTAAGGTCGTAGTAGAACGTTGTAATTTGATACTGTTGGTCCGGGTCAGTAATTGACTTATATAATGCGAGAGGGAGAGACCTCCGAATTTGCAGATAGCCTATAATAAGGTATCTGGCATTTTCTCGAGCTCCTCCTTCATGTAATATATAGCGGCTCCATTTGGGCCTGACTTCGTTGTTGCATGTGGTCTTGTCCAACGTAAGTCGAACTTGACCTTTCCAGATAAATCCTTTATTACCTTCCCGATGTCCTTTTCAAAAGAAGTTAAAACTTCTTCTGAGAAGGTCGGGGGTTTCGTAATAGATGATAAGTCTGGCAACTTCCAACCGGGAATTACTCTTGAAAGCTGTAAGGCTGTCAAGACTAATTTTATTATTTGGACTTCCTTTTTCAATAGGAGCTTACCAATAGGGCCAAAAGCCCTAGGATATCCCTCCTTTGTTAAGGACAGCCATTTAATCTCTATCGGTTCTCCAGCGACATATCGATATACCCAAAGACGTAAGTCTTTGAGATGTCGAATTGTCTCTAGATTACCTCTAGTGCGGTTATAAGTCATAATATAACGAAAGAATCCCGACATATGTGTCACTAATTGTGGAGAGTACAGTAAAGATCCCATCTAGCTGAATAAGCTAGTAAAGGTCTTAATTGTGTTTTTCATAATTTTTGATATATACTAGAAGACGACTCGAGAGCTAATGCTGTAAATCTACAGGTGAACTCGAGGGGACCAAACTGAGTGTTGAACCCAGCCAAGGCG